GCAGGAACCATCGTTGGGTGATTCAATCAATGAGGGTATTATGAAAGAAATCACAGGTGGAGACCCAATTCAAGGAAGAGCATTGTTTAAAGACACGGTTACATTTGTGCCTCAGTTTAAATTGGTGGCATGTGTGAATCAATTGTTTGATATCAAAAGTAATGATGATGGTACATGGAGGAGAATCCGTGTATGCGATTTTATCTCATTATTTACAGAAAATCCGGTAGATAATGATACTGAAAAGCCTTATCAATTTAAGGTGGATAAATATATAGAAACGAAATTTGAAGAGTGGAAATCTGTATTTATGGCCATGCTTGTTAATAAGGCATTACAAACCAAGGGGGGGGTGATCGACTGTGATATTGTTTGTGCCAAGTCGCAACTCTATAGAGAAACACAAGATCATTTTGCAGAATATATTAGAGATAATATTAAGATTACGGAGAATAGTAAAATTGAGACGCAAACAGAATTGAAAGATAATTTTAATCAATGGTGGAAATTGAATTATGGCGGTGCACCTCCTAATGGTAGAGGGTTGTTTGACTTTATGAATAGTAAATTTGGTAAATTCCAGAAGGGAGTTGGATGGTTGGGTATATCGTTAGATGATGAGGACGAGTTTGATAATGAAGATGACCCATGAAGATGACCATGAAGATGACCCATGAAGATTTATAAGGTATCGTATACATTTTGTGGAATGACATTGGAGATATTACCTATCATATAATTATAAAGCGTTTCCGTATAAGTTGTGGTAAAAGGATATACTGTTATTATAAATACCATTGCCCATAATTTATCATCATTGTATTTTTTATTAATAATCATAGTTTTTATTACGAAAACAGCCAGTAATATAAAATAAACAATTTTTATAATATAGATATAATTATCCAATTTATTATTTACACTATCATAATAAAAAGATTTTCTTTGATTAACATCATTATTTATAGCATTATCAGTTAAAAAGTTATCAAAAAGCGAATCATAATAGGGATTATTTGACTTAAGCTCTTCTATAGTTTCTATATTTTTTTTAAATAAACATTTTTCATCGCAATCATTCGTCATATAATAAATATAAATATAAATAATTTATGTTTATTAGTTTTAAACCTTTGAAACGCCGATTTTATTTAATCAAATATTAATTTATGAAACCGCTCTATAACATATCCTTCTACCGGGTTTTACTTTTCTCTAACATTGTAATAATTTTTAAATAGAAATTCTTTGGCTTTTGTAAGATTTTTTTTGCTACAATAAATTGAGCACCGGCACCAAAGATAAATTTCATATTTTCTTTTTTTTCATTAAATATTTTTTCATAACAACTTATTAATGGTAATCTATGATGATGTTTACAACCAGTCAAATTACATTCTAATATCCTTTCGCTTAAAAACTCAAAATCAATATCCAATTTAGTATTATTACATATTTTTTTAAATTAGATATTATATTAGGTGAATGATCAAAAGGGTTTGCTTGTAAAAATATAGTGTAATCTGATAAATGTTTAAAATATATATTACTGATCAGGTGAAAATATTTCACTCCAATTTTTCCAAGTTTTATTATCTGTATTGTTCAACCAACCATTGTCACTTTGCATTATTTCATCGTCAGAACCAATGGCACTTGCATAATATGTCCAAGCTGGAAGTCGCTTCTTGCACGCCGCTTTACATTGAGTTTTAATAGTATGAATCTCGTCACTATTTAGGGTATCGTTAAAACATTTGTCCTTCATATCATATGCACAATTTAATCTACATCCAACTTGTATGTCATTTACTGTTCTATTTGGTGTATTGTAAGTTTCAACACCAGTTCCATTAGATATTTTATCCGGTGTTCCAATATCATCATCAACATACTGTAAATCTTGATAAGTACCATCATCATTTTTATTAGCTTTAAACATTTTAAAAACCTTATCGCCATTTTCGTCTGTTGTTGTAATGCTTTGTAGATCTTGAATTTGCTTTGTGTTATCATAATCAGCGCCCGCGTGGCATGATATTTTACGATAATTAGGATCATTAGTTAATAGATTATTACCATCTTCATCATTCATAAACATTCTGCATCCATTACATAACATTTTTGATCTCCATATTGCATTAGATAATTCACAATTAGCAGCACTCTTTATATTCGGATCGTCACTAACCAAACGATTCTGTAAATCATTCCACAGGTTGATCCCATTCTCATCGTTTGGAGGTACTTCACCAGCCTTGATGCATAGTTCATTACAAAAATTTCCATTCAATGTTTTACCCTTCCCTCCATCTTCATCTGTATTACCATTTAAATCATTAAAATAAGAAAAGCTAAGCATATTAGTTATATTTGATTGCCAGTTTTCATTTTTTTGAGGTTCATCAACCTCATATGAAGACATATTAATATTATTCATATAGTTTACACAACTTGGATCCTGAAAGCAATTATAAAACGAACTAGGACCACAAGATTCGGGCGTGCCGAGGTTGTCGTTCATACCGTCATTATTTTCGACGCTATAACATGTATTTTCCCCGTTGTGAATTATACCCTCACAATTGTCATTCATACCTTCTACAATAATAGTGTTATTTGTATTGCAATTCCCGCCATTTACAAGACAATTTTCATGATCTAGACCTCCACTATCTCTACAAGCTTTACAACAGTAAGCTGCAAGATCTCCTCCTGTATCATATGTATTACCTTGATTATCTGCATTAAAATTAAAGTTCACTGGGCGGTCACATCTAACCGAAAGACATAAGGGTTTCACTGCGTTGCCTTTCTCTTTGCTTAGCACTTGATAATCTGCTTCAGTAATTTCTAGATCTTCACTTGAACTTTCTACAAGTTTCTTAAATGATGTTACAAAAATAACTAATGTAAATAAAATAAATATAAATAATTTCTTATTTTTAATTATAACCATCATATTATATATATTAAAAATATTATTCTTTAAACACTAAAATAGCGCTAACTACGTTAATCGCCGGCGACGGGCTGTTTAATATTAGTCATAGATGATAATGGAGTAGTATTTTTAGTATAATAGTCATTATTAGACAATTCTTTTCTATAATTATCATTCGGGTCACCAAAATCATATTCTTGAAATTTTCTATTTGAACGTATAAAGACATCGTATAGTTTTGATGCAGTTCTACATATTATTCCTACTGCTAATATAATAGTTACAAAAATTGTGTATTTTTCAAAATTTTCTGGTATAATATTTCCTAAAATATTAACAATTATAATAACAATTAATACTAGTATAACTTCAATACCAATATTCTTATATGTGTTATATTTTAGTTCATAATATCTATTAACTTGACCCATTCTTCTTGTGTTATTTTCTACTTCATCACTCCAAGCATTTAATTCAGCATCATCCATTTATATAATAACTTAATAAATTATTTTATAAATGTTTATTTAGTAATAAATGCTATAAGTAATAAAACAATAATAATTAGTAAGTAAATCATCATCCATATATAATTTGTAGAACGTGTTTTGGAACTGTCCTTGTTACGTAAATAACTGGTATGAAGTTTATTATCATCCTCGTCAAAAAAGTCATTTGAAATAAGGTGTTTATATAATTTTTCATCATATTCTTCCATATACTTTATCTAAAGATAAATTATTAAGAATATGGCTAATAATACAATGATAGCTACCAATATTAAATACATATATAATCTATTTTTATGAAGACTTGCTTCTATATCTTTTCTGTATGCTAGTTCGGTTACTAATGATGAATATGTATTTTGCGATGTATCAAATATGGTATCATTTAATTCCGTTGTGCGTTTAAAATCCGTATATAATTCAATTTGTTTTTTAGCTATGTTTGCGTTGCATCTATTTTTAAGTTTTTCATCTTCCATAGTGTAATTTTTCTTACTATATAAATTATCGCTAATTTCACTAAATACGCTATCAATATTTCTATTTAAGTCCATCAAACCAGTATAATAATCGTAATCATTGTTTTTATGCGATAAATTATCTAGTTTATTTTTTAAATTGTATAAATTGATGTCATCATCAATATAACTATCATATTTTTCACATGTTTTGATGTAATTATTGTATTTATTATAATCATTAGTATATTCCATATAATATATTATACGATTAATATTTTTTCAGTATGAATAATAAAATTGGGATAACTATAAGTAATGAATATATTTCAAATTTTTTACTATTGTATTGAATTTTTTTATCATATTTAAGCTGTTTTTCTCTAGAATCATTATTTAAATCTTTTTTATAAGTTTCCCATTGATCGTAGGTAAATGTTATATCGCTTTTGCCTGGATTCCAACTCCAAATATTATTAGATCCAATATTCTGATTAGTATTACTGTTGGTTGCGGCGGTTTCACATATTTCTTTTATATCATCATTAACATAAGTTTTATTTGGTAATTTATCACAAAGAAACCTTTTATAAGTTTTTAAATGTTCATTCATATAATCATAAAAATTAATTGTGCCGTTACAATCATCATCGGCAATTATCTTTACAAATTTTGTATCATCATTATTAGCTTGAATAAGATTGTAAATGTAATCACTCATACATGAGTTCGTATCATAATTATTTTGTATGTGGGCTGCATAATCAAAAAATACCGAAGATGGAACACAATCACTCTCAGGGTAATTCACTATACTAAAACCGAATTTATCGGAATCACACATATATAAAACAGAATATTATTTGTTATAACATAATCTGTAGTATTTACTAGTAATAGCAGTTTTGCTTGGTCTGATAATTTCACAAAGTTGTTCTGGTTTTAATCCTATTGTTGTCGCTACTGGATCAAAACGGCTAATTTCTGGAAATTTAGAATCATTTGTAATATTATATTCTTGTTTAATTGCGTTTTTTTCGTCATCAGTAAGCACGTAATGTTTTGGTACTAGTGTATGATTAAGAATATTAAATTGCAATCTTTTAATGCTTATAATAGAAACGTAAATTTTATGTTCGTTCCATATTTGAATAAGCGTAGATTTTATGGAATCATTGATGTCATCTTTAACTATAATAAGTAATTCATCATTTTTACTTAGGATAGTTTCTAAATTAAATATATCTTCTACAATATCATTAATATTGTTGGGTCGTAAAGATTTTCCTAAATAATATTTTACGAAAATTTTCTGTGAATTAGACGTATTTTCAAGTAACAAATCTAATTGATTATTAGATACCATAATATTAATTTCATTAATACTAAATTCATTATAATCACTTACAATAAAGTTCCTTTCTTGTAATATATCTATTAGGTTGTTTCTAGATTTATAAATCTGTTGAATTGTTTCGCTTGTAGAAGTCATTATATATATATACTTTAATTAATATTAAATCATTTCAATTATAATTTTATTTGTTTGCGTTCTTCTCCAGGTTTATCTTCTCCAGGTTTATCTTCTCCATCAACAATTTTTGTTTCTTCTGTTGGCAATAATATCTCAATTTCTTTTAAAACTTCCGTTGGAGTATTAGGTCTGTAAGGGGGTGAAACTTCCGTTGGAGTATTAGGTCTGTAAGGGGGTGAAACTTCCGTTGGAGTATTAGGTCTGTAAGGGGGTGAAACTTCCGTTGGAG